GGGGAGTTCCCCAGCGAAGACGCCGCATCTACCTTGTCGCAGATCTTGCAGGTGGAAGTGCTGGAAAAATACTATTTGAGTCAGAAAGCTTGTCTGGGTATTCTGCGGAGGGCTTCCGCTCGTGGCAAAGAGCTGCCGGAAGTTTTACGCCTTGCGCTGGAGCGGCAGGCTTCGACGGCTACAACGGCAATCTGACGGATGATACTTCTGCCACCCTTGGCGTGAACTGCGGAATGTCTACCGGTCGCAACGGCATCGTGCTGAATGACCAGGGCGGCAGCCGTATGGACATCACAGAGGAGGTTACCTCCACGCTCCGAGCGGAAGCACACCATCCGCCCTGCGTGATGGAGTCGGCAGGCTTCTGCACCGAGCATTCTGCCAAGAGCCGTACCATTGGCTATGAGGAAGAATGCTCTCCCACGCTCCGTGCAGGCGTTGTTCCTGCGGCGGTGGCGCTGGAAAACCATCCGACCGACAGCAGGGTTAAGCTCTCCGAGGACAGCAATGTGCAGACGCTGACCTCCCGCATGGGTACAGGCGGCAACAATGTGCCGCTTGTGATGAAGATCCGCTCCGGCTGCGAAGGCGGCGGCAAGGGTGCGCTCATCCAAGAGAATAAATCCGCGACTCTGTCCTGCAACAACGACCAGACGCTGTTCGAGCCTTGCGGTTGGGACGGCGGGCAGGTTTCTCCGACCCTCACCAAGCAGAATGCGGGTGGAAATCAGCGTATGCCGGACAAGGACAATTTCACCTGTGTCCTTCAGCCCTTCGGCATCTCCTCCAAGGACTCCAACGCCATGAAGTCGGATAATCCTCACAGTGGCATCTACAAAGCGGAAACCGCACGGACGCTGGACGGCAACGGCGGCAATCCTTCCTGTAATCAGGGCGGCATTGCCGTTGTTGCTTTCACGCAGAATCAGCGTGATGAGGTGCGTGACCTCGGTGACCGCTCCGCTGTGGTGTGTGCCAATGCCGGAACGAAGCAGCAGACCTTTGTGCTGCAAGGCTCCATGATCGGTCGTGAGGACAAAAACGGCCCCCAGGGTGACGGCATCAACGAAGATGTTTCTTTCACCCTCAATACCGTTGACCGCCACGCCGTATACGCCATGACCACCGGTAGCTATACGCAGGTGGAGGAAGAAACCTCTCCCACCATCATGGCACGGGACTACAAAGACCCGAATGCAATTTGCATGGGACACGGGTACACCGTCCGGCGTTTGACACCCATCGAATGTGCCCGGCTCCAGGGCTTCCCGGACAACTGGTGCGCTGACCTCGGTACGGAAAAACCGACCGATGAGGAAATGTACTTCTGGCATAAGGTTTTCAAGACCTACGCCGAGGTGACCGGCTGCAAAATGAAATCCGACAAGCAGGTCGCCAAGTGGCTGAAAGATCCGTATTCCGACAGTGCGGAATATAAGATGTGGGGCAACGGCGTGGCGCTTCCGTGCGTATGGTTTGTACTCTGTGGGATCGTGTGGGCAGAAAAAATCGAGGCAGCGGATTGACCGCTCCTCGATCTCATCAGTTTTTCCTGGTGGGCTTCACATTGACATCCGGTCGGATGCTCCCGTTGATCTCGCCGTTCTGCTCTTCAAACTTTTTGATGTTCTCGCGAATCAGCACAAGGATGTGGCTGTTCACGGAACGGCCTTCATAATCGGCAACAAAGCCGAGTTTTTCAAGCATTTCTTCCTCTATGCGTATTGAAACGCTCTTGATAGCCATACGGTCACCTCTCCATAAACATATTGTATGTTTATTTTATGTCCATCATGTGCTACAATGTTCTAAATAGATATACGGTATATCTACAATAAATTTTGGAGGCGGCTTAAAAATGCGTGTTGCTGTAATCGGTTCAAGAGGGCTTATGGTGGATGACCTCGGAAAATATCTGCCTGATAATGTAACGGAGATCGTTTCCGGCGGTGCGAGAGGTGTTGACAGCTGTGCAAGGAGCTATGCGCAGACACACGGAATCAAACTGACGGAATTTCTCCCGGAATATGAGAAGTTCGGCCGCTCCGCACCCCTCAAGCGGAACATTACGATCATTGAGAATGCAGACCTTGTGTTGGCTTTCTGGGACGGAACATCCCACGGCACGAAATTCGTAATCGACAACTGCAAAAAGATGGGCGTTCCGGTCAAGATCTTTGTACCCAATCGGGAGTGCAAATGAAGCCGATGTCTTGTTCACATCGTAGAATGTAGCATTTCCGGCAGATAGGACTTGCTATTCAGCGAAATCTGAGCAATATATGTAGTACGCCAAACGAAAGGAGTGCTACTATGAAAAACGAAGCAATGAAAACTGCCGTGGATGCCTTTATACTGGAGCGCATCAATAATTGCGGCAGCAGACCGAACGAATCATTGTCCGATGCCATCGAGCGGCTGTCCGTGTGTGCCGACAAGCTGAGAAATACGCTCTCTGCCGAACAGCGCATCCTGCTGACCGATTGCGAAAATGCCTACTCTGTGACAGACGGCGAGACAATGAACTGCTATTACCGTGCCGGGTTTTCCGACGCGGTATTATTTTTGCTTGGGTGGAGGGATTCTGAATGGAACTGAATTTTCATGTGAATGGTGCAGAGCGCAAGCGGCTGGTGCAGATCATCTCCGACTGGCTCGGTGTCCCCGCAAAATACTGCGGCGCGCCCACATTCAACTATGAGGTGGATTACTTCACCATCGACCGAAACGGCAGTCTGTCCTTTGATGACCGTGCCGACAGCGAGGTCATTGAGCGGCTGCTTCAGCACATCTACGATGAGGGCTTTGACATCGACCAGAGCCACACTGATGACGAAGAAGAGCCTTGCGCCGTCTGCATTTCCATGCCGAGAAGTCTGTTCACCGACAGCAATCTGGAGAACCTTAAGGCACTCATTGCCGCCAAGGGCAGTCTTATCAAGAAAGCCCTCGGTGTGAGTGGCCTTCCGTTGGAGATCACGGACACGAAGGTTTCCTTCCCTTGGTTCCCGGCAGCGCCCACCCCGGACGAGATGAACGCCTATGACACCTTCATCTGCAAGCTGTGCGAGATGGCACGGAATCAGAAGCGGGTCAACGCCGCCGAGAAACCCACGGACAATGAGAAATATGCATTCCGCTGCTTTCTCCTGCGGCTCGGCTTCATCGGTGCGGAATACAAAACCGCTCGGAAAATACTTCTCCGCAACCTCGCAGGCAGTTCCGCCTTCAGAAGCGGTCAGCGGTCGGAGGTGGAAGTATGCGAATGATTTCAAAAGAAGCCCTACGTGAGCGGTTTCCGAAGGGCACACGGGTCGAACTCCTTCAAATGGACGACCCGCAGGCTCCGCCTATCGGCACGAAAGGCACCGTGCGAGGCGTGGATGACATCGGCAGCATCATGGTTGCCTGGGATAACGGCTGCGGTCTGAGCGTAGCATACGGTGAGGACATCTGCCGGAGGTGCGACAATGAATGAGAAAATCCGAGAGCAGATTCTTGCCGTCCGCAAGACCGGATGCTCGAATATGTTTGATGTGCCGATGGTGCAGTACATTGCCAATGAGATGCGGTTTTACGAACTGGTGGTATTCCTCGAAGAACACCGCAGCGAGTATGTGCATTTCATTCTCACGGGAGAACCGCTGTAATATACACAGTTTTCGCTCCAAATGATTGTGTAGTATATTCTCAGAAATGACTGGATATATCCACGGAGTGACGGTAATATACACTCACAACAAAACAAACGGAGGTACACGATTATGTGGAAAGAAGGCAGCATCAGAGTTAACGGTGAGGTTTTTCACTACTGGATGAAGCAGTACGACAAAGGCTCCGAGTGGGGTATCGACGGCGGACGCATTTCCAAGCTCATGCTCAAGCGGGACGGCAAAATCGTCTGCAACTACGACAGAGGCTGGGACATCGAACCCGCCGATGAACACACACAGCTTGCGCTGGAGCTTCTGCTCCACAGCGAGAACTGGTAAACAATCAAAACTTCAAAGCAACGGCTCCGTGAGGGGCTGCTGCTCGTTATATAGATGGTCGCATCCAATTCGGATGGCGACTATTTTTTGTGCCTTGGAGGTGAGCATTACGAGAAAACTGAAAAACTACAAGCCGACAAGGTTCATGGAGAAAACCTCCCACTACGATACGGGCGCCGCCGATTACGCTGTCATGTTCATCGAAAGCCTATGCCACACAAAAGGTACCTGGGCGAGAAAGCCCTTCGAGCTTATTGACTGGCAGGAGCAGATCATCCGGGATATTTTCGGTGTCCTCAAGTCCAACGGCTATCGGCAGTTCAATACGGCATACATTGAGATCCCCAAGAAGCAGGGCAAGTCCGAGCTTGCCGCAGCGGTAGCCCTTTTGCTCACCTGCGGTGACGGAGAGGAACGCGCCGAGGTCTATGGCTGTGCTGCCGACCGTCAGCAGGCGTCCATTGTGTTCAATGTGGCGGCCGACATGGTGCGAATGTGTCCGGCACTCTCCAAGCGGGTCAAGATACTGGATTCCCAGAAGCGGCTCATTTATCAGCCAACGGGCAGT